TCAAATAACCAACTTAACCCATTCCTGACCTCGAGTATCGTTATAGCGATCGGTGGTTGCCTGGACTTTATGTCCTAGTAATGTTTTTGTATCGATACCCTGTGCACGGTACAGCCGTTCTGATAGAGAGCGTTGTTCATGAAATGTTGGCGGAGTTTTTCCTGCTGGTGGAATTATCCCAGCCAGATCCCGTGCTTTGGCAAAGTAGTCGCTCAGGTTGTCTTTACTCATCGGCTTCGGTTGTTTCTGGTGCCGACTATGGATTAGATATGGACTTAATATTCTGTCTCGGCACCCATCAATAACTTCTTTTAACGTTATCCCAATGGCATCACAGCGTAGTGTAAGCGGTAACGCCAGACGCATTCCGGTTTTTCCCTGGGTGATATGCAAGTGTTCGTTCCACACATCTGAAAAACGCATGTGGCAAATGTCATCACGGCGCTGACCAGTAACAATCGCAAGAAGCATTGCGTTACGGATAAAGTGTTTTTCAGGCGTTGCATTGTAAATTTTTTGCCAGTCTTCCATGGTGAGCCTGGCTCTGGTTACTTTAGGGATCGGTTTACGGGTAGCCTCCGGAGGATTCCATCCAGGAGGAACTTCCCCTGCATGCTGTGCTTCTTTATAAATATCAACCCATAATCCACGATTTACTCTCGCTGTGCTGACCATGTCTTTATCCAGCCACTCATCCAGTATTAATGCAAAGTCTCTTACTTCCAGTTCTTTCAATGGGTGGTTTCCCAGACGGGAAACCAGGTATGCAGCCATTCGAGTTTTTTCTTTGTGAGTTGTAGCTGCAATATCTCCATTTTTCAGTCGCGTGTTCTGTATTTTCAGATATCGATCAACCCATGCCTTTAATCTGATACCCCGACGTTTTGTTGCTGACGGACTTTCATCAATTTTGCGCATGAAATATTCAGCTTCTGCTGCAGCTATTCGCTGATTGGCTGTGGAAGCGATTTTTTCTGCCTTACCTTTGTCTGTTCCGAGTCCGTGAAATTTTCCAGTCACAGGATTTTTATACTGGTAGTAAACTCTGCCAGTTCTGCGATCAAACTTTTCGTAAAGACCGGCTACGTCAGTGCTGTTTTTTCGTGGCCTCGGTGACATGAGTTAAAATCTCCTTCAGTGCATCATCATCGCCAGTATGAATTTCCGGCGCAATTCCCGTTTCACCAGGCCCAACAAATACTGCTCGGCGATCTATCAGCCAACGCCCACGAATTTTTTGTGGTCTTGGAACGATGTATCCTAGTTTTCCGTATTTCACCAGGGTAGTGTTTGTTATTGGGAGACTGAACCGTTTTGGTTTCCACTCGTCGAGCGTTATCAGGTACTGTTCGCTCATGGCTATCACTCCGGAACGCGCCAGTTGCAGAATATCAACGACAACTGGCGACGGTTGAACATTAAAAATCAGCCTGACTCGGGATCAGTTTTTGCCAGATAACTGAAACGTATTTTGCCTGGTAACGGGCGTCATCAAGTGCATTATGGCGCTCACCTTCGAATGGAATAGCCGTTCTGGCATCGAAGTCTATGGCTTTCCCCAGCTCAACGATTGTGCGTACATCTCGATCGTTGTAGTAACGCCACGGGCAGGGGATCCCCTGCCGTTCGTATGAACGGCGCAAAATCGTGTTGTCGAAGTTGGCTCCATTTCCCCAGACCTGAACAAAAAATTCACCGGAGTTTTCGTCGATAAATTCCCGCAATTGTAACAGTGCATCATCTAACGGGATTTCATCGGTCATAATGGCAGATTGCGCTTCGCGTGATTGCTTAAGCCACCATTTAATGGTGTCCCGATCAATGACTCCGCCAGCAGTTTCCAGATCGATAGTCTTACTAAATTCCGGTCCCATATCTCCGGTTTGCGGATCGAAAAATATTGCACCTATTGAGATGATCGGGGCATCAGGATTTTTTCCCATGGTTTCAAGGTCGATCATTAGATGGTCACACGTCCTGCTGGTGGATGTGATAACGTGATGACCGTTCACCGTAATTAAGGGATCTGCCGTCTCGCCAGTTTCACTATCGCTGGCGTGATCCTGAGCGCTGCCAGCATTCTCCTTGTGTGGATGTTCAGCGCCTTCCATTTCCTTCGGATCATTTTCCTGAACTTCAACCTGATTCTCTTCATCGAATGTTTCCTGGTATGTTGCGTCGCCCATCACCGCGCCACAATCAGGGCAGTTGCCGCCGCCGGTCTGACCGCAGGCGGTGCAGATCTTTTCCGGTTCCTGTTACACTACTGGTTCAGGTTGTTTCGTTTCTGGCTCGTTTTGTAACGCATTTGGGCTGTTTTGTTCCGCTTTCTGGTCGTTCTGTTCCGATTCTTGCTGGTTCTGGTTTACAGAATCGCGGGTTTCAATCCCCTTTACCCATTTCGGATCATTCGGGTCGCTAATCCCTGCAACAAATTCTCCGCGAGAGGCAGCAAGCAACTTATCGGCGTCAGGCTGGCTGATATTGGCTGCCTGCATAATTTTGTTTACTTCGTCAGCGGTAACTTTTACCTGTGACTTGTCATCCAGCGGCTGCGGGTCCTGATGATGTTCAACTGTATCCGCTGCCATTGTTTCAGCCGTTGCCTGTTCATCTGCCATTGCGCCAGATGGTTGCGGGTTATCTTCATCATTTTTTTCTTCTTCTGTTTTGCACTCAGCAGCCAGTCCGCCGTTAATTTCTTCCAGGATATCTTTTTCCGGTGTATGCCGGGCAGCCATGAGCGTTTCAGCTGTGGGATTCTCGTGATCAGTTTCTGTCAGGTTGGCATTGATATACCCCTGAAGGCGCCCCGGGTAGTGATAAAACTCAGGGTGGGCGCTTCGGATAAGTGCAAAAATAGCTGCGCGGGAATAGTCCAGGATACCAGGGGTTGCGCGAAGTGCTGCGGACCATTCCCTGAACGGACTTTCTTTTTTCAGGACGATTTCTTTTGCGCGACGATAAACGCTGCCCGGAATTTCATAAATATTAAAATCCATCGGAAGTGTGGCTGCTGCAATCTCCACATCCAGCGCATCGAAGGTGTGTACTAAATTCGGATTGCGATCGGTTTTGTTCCCGCCACCGGCATTTGCACCGGAAGCCGTACGGGTGATACGCGAAACACGATTTCCTTTCATCCACTCTTTTGTCAGCAGACCCCGATCAGTGTAATCAGCGTCCAGGTATGCCTCGAAAAAAGCAGTTATCAGTCCCAGGTCTGAATTACCGGGATTAGGGAAAACTTTGTCAGTGTCGCGTACCAGTTTGTGAAGGTCGCGAATCTCCAGCGGGTCGAGCAGCTTTGTTTTGTGAGAAATGGCCAGGGCAGTAACAGCCGGCAGTTCTTCCGCCCGTGCTATATGTAATGCCTGAAGTTCTTCCCGTGCAACGTGCGTTACTGGTTTTTCGCTGCTGTGTTGCGCAAGCCAGCGAATGGGCAGCTCCTGACCAGAAACCGGCAGGAGCATATTCTCCTCAATCTCCGTCATGTCTTCGCCGTTGACGTTGGTATTGTCAGTACTGGCTGGTTTCTCCTGCACGGAGGGAGAGGGCGCGATAAATACCATTGTAATGCCATCTTCCCCGCCTTTTTCGTATCGGTTGCAGAATTCGGTATCAAACACGCCTTCAGGTGGAAGGTCATTCACAACGGGTAAATGGACGCGAACGGGTTTTTTAAAGTCGTCTTCATCATAATCGTTGTCATCCATTGCGGTAATGCAGCGGGAGATGGCAACAGATAATTTTTTTGCTGTAGTCCAGTAAAAACCACCTTTAATTCCCAGACGTTTTCTGACTTTGTCATTTTTTGCTTCGCAATATAGCGCAAATTCTTCTTTATCAGTGCTCATTGATAAACCTCATTACAGATTTAAGGGTGAACAAATCCCTGCCATTGCTGGCATTTTTAATCCGTTGGTATGGTGTTAATATGGCTGGAGGGTTATCCAGCCGGTGTTTCGTTATTCAGGTACAGCGATACTTTTTTTACCGGGAGGCATTCACCAGAAATTTTTTGCTCGTCTCTTGCCTGGAGGCAGGATTCTTTACTGGCATAAATTCCGGTAATCACATTCTGTGATTCACCCGTTATAAGAAAAACCGTCATCATCAGTGCAAATGCTGAAGTCATTGACGCTCTCCGAAAATACCAAGTTCAAGAAGAGCAATTCGGGAAAGTATGGAATTATCATTGAGCAGATAAGGCTCATATTTCCTCATATTAATGGCATCTTCAGTAAACTCCCGGTTACTGAGCAGAACACCAATATCAAAACAACCTTCAGACGTATTAACGTTTGGTAATAACGTTTCCATTATCGCGTCCTCAACAATGAATTTTGTGATGCAGTGCCTGGTGCCTCCAGGTGACGTTAACCAGTTAACAATTAACGCCGGGTTAGTTGATGCTCGTTACGCCAGTAAAAGACCGCCTTACTGCTTTAACTGTTCCGCGTGCGCATAGCCGCATTCACCGCATCACAAAATTCACTTTAAAAAGGGCGGCAGAGCAGTCACGGAGTAAAACTGATACCGCCAAACGTCACCAGAAAATTGATAACAGAGGGCGTTGCAGCGGGGTTGTCACTTAAGCGTATGGTCAACCTGACAACCCGGTGTCCTCAACGGGGAAGGAATAACCCCGTCATACTTACCGCCGCGCCATTTCGCGGAGTGTCACAACCGGAAGCGCACGGTCGACGAAAATTTAACGACAGGCTATCTATGAACCAGCTACCTCGCCGTGCGCTTTCGCGTTATGGTCTGACTTTTCATGGAAATATCCTTTCAGTAAACTGTCAGTGCCGGATTCTTATCCGTGTCCGGCGCACGCACTCTACCTCACCTGTGAATAAATTAATGATTAATTGATATTTTGTTGTTTGATTCAACTTTCCCATCGGATGTGTGATGCTTTAAATCACAGGAATTAATACTGCTTGCTGTAAAATGATTTTCAAGGGGAGCTATTCGAATCCCTTTCTTTTTCATTAACAAGCCAAATCCTTTATTAATGATGTCCATTAATTCCAGAAAGTATTTTTCATGTAAATCCTGGTTATCAGAGAGCTGCTTCTCTTCGTACAGCCCGATAAAGGCTCGGCGTACGTTACCGGATATATTGTCGATGGTTTCTTTTTCTACGGTACTCAGGTCAAGAGTCGCCAGTTGAGAGCGAACCACATTCGCTGCCATTTCCTGGAATGGCATTGGTAAATCTTTAAATTCCATTATTAGCCTCGTTGGTTAGCTATTAACGCGGGTATGTAATCATTCTGGCAATGCTTAATGCCGCTGCTTTTTCCAGCCTGGTGATATCCTGCTCCAGAGCGGACAGATTTTCAGCCTGCTTAGCCCTGGCTTCATTGGCCCATTTCAGGTCCTGCGCAGCCTTAATTTTCTGGTGTATCCACTCATAAAGTTCATCATCGGTATAGTCTGGCGCGATGATGACGGGTTCTCGTTTCTGCATACTGATTCCTCGCGGTGCTGTTTCGCTTATCAGCCGTTAGATTTTGCCGAACTGGAAAGCGCCTGTTTAAACTCACTGAAGCTGAGGGCTTCTTCGCCTTCGGCAAGGCCTTCGAAGTATTCTTCGTAAGCCTTTTCCATGATTGTGTTGAAATCCATATCACTCACCTGAGTTTCTTTCCAGCCAGCGACGGGCACCATTTTCGGTTTTAAACGTTTTGCTTTTGGTATACGTCATCGCGGTGAACGTACCGTCCTGGTTGGGGAACACGCCACATACCAGAGATTCGCTGTTGCCAAGATCGATAGTATCCATGCTGACCTCATTTCCCCTTAACGCCGGGGTAGCGGAACAAAAACCTGCTGCATAGTTATTAAAGTTGAACCCTGCCGTCATGTTCTTACGCCTCGGGCTGGCTACTTAACCCCTGACCACTGCCGGGTAACTCGAAGTATTTCCCTGCGTTCTGTGGGGCGGGGTGGGTTGGTATGTTGTTAAGGTAACAAGAGTTACCTTTCGAGTCAATACAATGTTGCAAAAGGTACATTTGAGGGCATAAAAAACCCGCAATGAATGCGGGTTCTGACTCAGTCTAAGTATTGATGTATTTGTGAAACTTTACCTTTAATGGTGTAACCACCATTCAGTTCGATGGGTTTGTAAAGCGGATTCAGTGACAACAAATAGATGTTTGGTCCGTCAATCGCAACTTTTTTTAGTGTTACGTTTGGCGTTCCTTCCAATTGGATTAAGATTATTTTTCCCACCAGTTCTCTAATGTTACTTGAGCATGGTGTGATCAGCACGGTAGATCCGTCGGGGATGGTTGGGAGGCCGTTAGAGTTTGTCATCGCATCTCCCTCAACATGCAATAAAAAAGAGTTTTCAGCGGTTTTTGTCATGACATCAACCCAGTTATTAATACCAGGAATCTTGGTTACTGGACAACTCATATCCCAATAACCAGCCTGTTCCCACGTTAAAACGGGCAACCGGGCGATGTTGTCACTAATGTAAGGGTACTGATTCAGACGCAGATCATCGGTTTTATCGTGACAGTCCTTTCCATAAAGAATCCATTCAGGAGATTTGGAAAGCAATTTTGACAGTAGATACAAATTCTCACCGTCAGGTTTTGAAGAGCCATTTTCCCATTTTGTTACGGATACACGAGATATGCCGATTGCTTTCGCAACCTGCTGTTGGGTTAATCCAACGTCTTTTCGACGATTCCGAATACGTTCGCTGATAGTGTTTTTCATGTAACCAATGTTACTACCAAGTGATGTTGCTATGGTTGACATTGTTATGTAACTATTGTTACCCTTCTGCTCGAAATAACAGGAGAGTTTTATGTTCAAAGATGATGTTCTGCGCTATTTCAAAAAAAAGCGACTAGTAGCTGAGGCTCTTGGAATTTCACATGTGGCTGTTGTGCGGTGGAAAGCAGTTATTCCCAAACTTCGCGCAATGGAACTGGATGAAATTACTAACGGTGAATTGAAATACAACCCAGAACTTTACAAGAAGCAGGATAGCACCTCGAACGAAGGAAAGAATGATTCATGAAAATCAAGCATGAACACATCCGCATGGCGATGAATGTCTGGGCGCATCCGGACGGCGAAAAAGTACCGGCTGCGAAAATTACCAAAGCGTATTTCGAGCTGGGAATGACGTTCCCGGAACTGTATGACGACAGCCATCCGGAAGCCCTGGCCCGTAATACCCAGAAAATTTTCCGTTGGCTGGATAAAGACACCCCTGATGCTGTTGAAAAAATGCAGGCTCTGTTACCGGCGATCGAAAAGGCGATGCCGCCTTTGCTGGTGGCCCGTATGCGCAGCCACAGTTCTGAATATTACCGTGAGATCGTCGAACGGAGGGATCGGCTGGTGAAGGATGTCGATGATTTTGTTGCGTCAGCGGTTGTTTTGTATGACCAGATGAATCGCGGCGGCCCGGCAGGG